ATGTTCCCGTCTTCATTATATAGACCTGCATTCTGATGCTTATAAAAATCTCCTTCGTTTACTTCCCAAGGGACGGTGACTTTACTGGGGACTTCGAGAAGACGCTTGGAGCGTAAGGAAAATCCTCCATTACCGACACGTTGGTTTCTCCCCCACGGGTCGAGGTAGGCATTTGGGTCATCTCTCCACGGGGCACCGATATAATCGTAATCAAGAAACTTATTATCCCATAACTGAGGACGAATAACGTAGCCGTCTGGATGTATGAGAAGGCAGTGCGAGGTCCTGACGTGATTAGTAAGATTGTAAATACAATAAAAATTAAAGTCATTAATACTTTGTATCGGATATGTCTCTTCATATTGTACCTGATCACATAGACCTTCTGGTCTCTTACTACCTAAAAATTTGGCAGCACCCCATTCGATTTCTTCACATGATTTATTTATTGCATAGACTGCATCTGGCAGGTCAAGATCTGCTAGTATTAGAAGGGTGACCTCAGGTATTTTTAGCACGGTTTACCGCCCTATTGAATAGACAATACAAGTCTAGCATATTTACATCTAAGTTTCTACTCTTTACAAACAAGTCGTCATTCTCTGCTAATAATGTTTTGTTCACATCAGCATAATCATCTACCCATAGAATAGGGTACTCTTTATAACACTCCTCTAGGTATGGATTTCTTTTCATTATAGGCACACGTTTTAGTAACAAGACTTCCCAGTTTCTATGACAGTCTACAGCATTACCCTCAGGGCATATCATAAACTTGTGTGCCTGTATCTGTCTACAATACTCAGGGTAATCTACCCTCGGACTTATAGTAGCAAAAGATTTATTTGTAAACATCTCTCTTATGTTACCACGTTCACTAAGGTTAGTATGTTCTGCATGATTGATGTACAATAACTTACTTGGTTTTGGGTCAGACAACATGGCAGTCTGCATCTCATCAAGTCTGACATCACACGGATATAATTTTCTCTGCAATCCATAAGGAAAAGGATGCACCTTACCACCATAACCTATGGCATTTGCTGCATATATTCCTAGAACATTCTGTGGTATGTGTGGGTGTATGTCTTCAGTTATAGGTGTGTCTTCATTGCTACAGAATATAATAAACTTAGTCTCTTTCATTAGCATAATCTCTGCTAGTAAATGTAAAAGATCATTCTCTTCCATCATGTGATCCACTCTCTCTTGATCATGAGGTGTGCCACATTTTATTGGTCTTTTATATAATCTAATATTGTCAATGAATAGTGTCATAAACTTACTACCATTGACCCTCTTAATAAAATCTAAGTTACCTTCATTCGCATCCTTCATGAATGCACCATCTACACCACCAAGACACCCTGCTTGGTCTCCAAAATCATAATCACATAGGTCAGATATTGCTGGTCCGTGGAGTAGGTTCATAATTAATATTCAATGAGAATCGTATATTTTTTGTCGGTGATGATGAGGAGTGTTTCCACCTACCATCAAAGACAATCATCTTACCCCTTGCTACAGGTTCTTTATGTATAACGTTTAGATCGTCATCAAAAAAGAATGTGTCACCATCAGAATCATTTGGATAATACAAACCAACAATATGTGGATTGGGATTATCAGTGTGTGGATTATGTGGGACACCTGCCATGTCGGGTCTGGGATACTGCATCGTATTATGAGCACGTATCATTTTATTATTAGGCAATCCTATAAATTGACCTATCTCATTCCATGGCATCTGATTGAAGTGAGGTCTTGCCTTATTGTCCTCAAGAAATGTGTGAGAAAAATATGGATGTGAATCTTTCTTTAGTGGGTGATCTTGATTACCATATGCACAGTCCTTGAAGAAGAACCATGGCAGTGTGTAAGTCACCTGCTCAATGTAATCAACTACACCCTCAGGAAATTGGTGCCTTGTAACTGAGAATGAATTCTCGTTGCTCATCAGTGTTTCTCCATTCACCAGGTAGTAAGTAATGTGGTAGATGCATTTGATGCACCTTGACATCAGTATCAACAAGCATCTGCCAATTCAAATGCTCAGTAATTGCTATATCAGTGCAGTAGAAGTGTTCAATGTTCTGACTACAGAGAGCAGCAGCAACAGCATATGTTCCAACACCAGAATTAGCAACGTGTTTTGCTCCTAGTAGTGTAGCAAAATCTTCTGCCACTGTACCACGTTGTATTGTAACCTTTCTATTATAAGATAACTCTTCCACAATCGGATTGAAGTTATCATTCTCGGTAACTACAATCGCTTTATCAAACGAATCAAGAAGTGTATCGTAGAAATAATAAGGATTAGGACTATACTGTTCTGGATTATGAACGTCTTTGTCAAAAATATCTCCACTCCTGATATGAATAACAATAGTATCATCAGGTATTTCTTTTGTTGGAATGTCAAGTTGGGGATAGATCCACTTCTTACAAACCTTACGCATGTTACGATAGATCGTTTCAACTGGTAAGTTGACCTCTCTATAAGGACCTTCCCAATAGAAACACTTTGAGTATACAGGTGATGAACCATTACCGAACTCTGTTTTATGTTTTTTGATAATGTCATGCTCTAATGATTCAAAAGATGTATCCATTTGTTCTGCCATCATTGTGCCTACAGCACACTGTTGGATGTTGTTACCCAACCTACCATACCAATGAGACAGTCTTATCATTTCCCACAGTTACCATATGCAAGATACTTCTTATCAGATACGTCAGCATCGGCAGCGAGTCCTTTTGCTATCTGACTCATGATCCAGTTGTATGTTTTTCTTATACCTTCTTCTAATGTCATACTATAATCCCAACCTAACTTTTCTCTAATCAAATCATTGTTAGAGTTACGACCACGAACACCTGTGTGTGGTACGTCAAGATGATTTTTAGTTATAGTTTTGTTTGCTACCTTTGCAGCAATGTCAACTAATTGATCAATGGTAACCATCTCCTCGGAACCGATGTTGAGGGGTTCTGTACAGTCGGAGTCCATGATTCGTCTGGTTGCTTCAATACATTCGTCGATGAAGAGGAAGGATCTAGTTTGTTGTCCGTCTCCCCAGACTTCGATGGAGTCTTCAAGGTTTGCATAGGCAACTTTTCTACAGATTGCAGCAGGTGCTTTTTCTCTTCCTCCAAACCACGTTCCTTCTGGTCCGTAGATGTTATGGTAACGAGCAATCCTAACAGGAATACCGTAGTTACGATGGTAAGAGAGATATAACCTTTCACTAAAAAGTTTCTCCCATCCGTATTCGGAATCAGGGTTAGCAGGGTATGCAGAATTCTCACGACAGTCAGGGTTGTTAGGATCTAATTGGTTGTGTTCTGGATACATGCATGCAGAACTTGAGTAAAATATCTTTGTTGTGTTTCTATTCTCTAGTGGTTTTGAATCCCATTCAGTGCCATAAGAATCATTCAACTTACGTTGTTCTTCAAGTAAGTTTAGATTGATTGATGCTGAGTTATGCATGATCTCTGCATCGTGCTCACCTGTAAATATATAACCTGCTCCACCCATGTCAGCAGCAAACTGATATATCTCATCAAAGGTTTCAATTAAATAATTAGGAACTGAATTGAAAAAATTACCTTGCTGTCCTTTATATTGAATAACTCTTCTCACAAAGTCTACGTCACGTAAATCTCCTGTGACAAACTCATCGGCAACAGACATAGAGAAGTCTGGGTACTTGAGGTCAACACCTCTTACAAAAGCACCCTCTTCTTTTAGTCTCTTTACCATGTGACTGCCGATAAATCCACCTGCACCCAGAACTAAACACTTCTTCATGATGGTTTATAGTCTCCTATTATATCATATATGTAGTCTAGCATAGGCATTGTGATTACGGGTGAAGTTCCTACAAAAAATACATCATCTAAAACTTTTGAAGCTCTGGGATAGTTGGATGCAGGTTCAATATGCCTATAAGCAGGGTGCATAAGAATATTACCAGCAAAATAGTTTCTTGTTTGAACTCCATGTTCTTCTAGATACTGTACAAGGTGATGCTTATTTTTATATATTATAGGTGCTCCAAACCATGAGGTCTCTGCGTGTTCTTTCTCTTCAACAACCCTGCAACCAGAGATCTGAGAGAAGACTTGATCCATAGCAGTTTTGTTCATACGACGGACACAATGTATCTCTGTTTGCTTCTTCAATTGTATGAGACCAATCGAACCTTGCAAGTCGGCAGGTTTGAGGTTGTATCCTTGGACTCCAAAGACATACTTATGATCAACATCCTTGTCATACCCTTCCAACCAACGATCAAATCTTTGTCCACAGACACCATTGGGCAGTTTATTCTGGGAACCTACACAATAGCATCCACGACCCCACCAAGCAAACGATCTGGCGATCTGGACTATCTCCTCGATATTAGAGGAGACCATTCCACCTTCAATCGTGCAGATATGATGTGCTGGATAGAAAGAACAAGACGCTGCGACGGCTTGTTTAGTAAGCAACTCACCTCTCCACTTGCTACCCAAGGAATCACAATTGTCAGCGATGTATTTAATTCCACGCCTATCCACAATGTCGAGAAACTTATCGAAGTCGTAGGGATTGCCAAGGACGGGTGATGAGAAGGCAGCAACAGTTCTGTCTGTGATCTTCGACTCCAACTGATCTAAATCCCAGTTCAAATCATCTTCATTTATATCAACAAATACAGGTTTCAACCCTGCCTGTATGATAGGATTGATTGTAGTAGGGAAACCACATGCACATACCAATATCTCATCACCATCTTTCCAATCAAAGTACTTCTTGAGTGCAGCGATCATCACTAAATTAGCAGATGAACCACTGTTCACCATAACTGAATGTTTGAAATCAAACTGCTTAGAAAATGCACGTTCAAATTTGTTTACGTTCTCACCTGCAGGTAACCACTTACCTGTCAACAATGCGGTGATGGCAGCAGTTGGTTCTTGATCATCCCAATAAGGACCTGAGTAATATATTGGGTCACCTTCTTTCCAATCTTGATTAGGGAGGTATGGAAACAAATCATACCCTTGTTTCTCTAGTGCGAGTATAAAATTGCCGACCTGTTCATTTATACTATACATAAATCTTTGACAATAAATTCATTGGTGATGTGCTGTACAAAACCTAAACTTTTCAACTTAGTTGTATCTAACCAGAAGTGTTCTGTCTGTACGTTTTTGTGGAACTCAGGTGGATCGATATTTATTATCTGTCCACGAGATCTTGTGTAATGTTTAGCAAGATCTATGATCTCACTAACTCTTGTAGGTTTTCCTGACCCTATATTGTAGATTTCATTTAGTTCACCCTTGTCCATGACAAGTTTGATTGCTCTACAAACATCATCTACATGCATTATATCACGTCTATGTGATCCCTTATCATATACTTTGATATCTCTATCTGCTTTGAGTTCATTGATCATCCACTGTATAGCATTCTTCTTTCTGCTTGCTTTGGTGTCACCTTCACCCATGACATTACATAGTCTAAGAATTCTATATTTCATGCCAGTGGTTTGTGCGAAAGAAATGATAAGATTTTCAGCACACTTTTTGGTAATAGAATAAAATCCTGTTGGGTTGCATAGCGATAGTTCTGATGCTGGAATAGATCCTCCTTGTCCATATACAAACCAAGATGATACAAAGTTGAATGTAATATCTTCCGATCTGCAGTAGTCAAGGACTTCACACAAGACTCGTAAATTAGTATCGACATCTCTAGTGATTTCATCATGTACGTGATAGTTGTGAGTGGTTGAAATAGTGTACAAGATATCATTCTGACGAGGCACTCTCTCATCTCTTTCTTGCACTTCTACCTCATCATTGTACATCTGTTTGAAGTTTCCGCCAACGAAACCAGATCCATATAGTGAAATCATGTTAGTTCTTGAATGTAATTGGTAACAGTTGCTCTAAGACCTATATCAAAATCGGTAAATGGTCTCCACCCTGTCCTGTTAGTTATTTTACTATGATCCATACCATATCGTTTGTCAATACCAGGTCTTCCTTCGTTGATTCCTATGAGAGTATAGGGTTTCTTCATCATCTTCAGTATCATCTTAGTTACATCTATGTTTCTCATCTCACATGACCCACCTATATTAAAGTGGTCATTCATAACACCCTGCACTTCTAGTTCCCATATAGCAGAACAATGATCGTAAACATATAACCAATCTCTTATCTGATGACCGCCACCATGCATGTAAGTTATCTTATTATCCAGAGCATTACTTACTACAAGTGGTATAAGTTTTTCTATATGTTGATGAGGACCATAGTTGTTACTGCAATTAGTAATAAGGTAAGGTAAACCATAAGTGTTATGCCACGTCTTGACAAAATAGTCAGAGGCAGCTTTGCTTGCTGAGTAGGGATTTCTTGGGTCATAGGGTGTGGTTTCCTTAAATAATTCTTCATCATCATACTCTAAAGAACCATACACCTCATCAGTAGAGATGTGATGGAACTTTTCTATCTCATGTTTTACACTGGCATTCAATAGATTGATAGTGCCAACAACATTTGATTCTAAGAATGGTCTATAGTTTTTTATAGACCTATCAACATGACTCTCAGCAGCAAAATGAAATACTTTTCTTGGTTTGTATTTGTCAAAGATATAATTTACATTCTTTTCATTAGTTATGTCACACCACTCAAAAATAAATTGATCTGTTTTTGGTATAAAATTTAGATTAGCAGCATATGATAGGTTGTCCATCACCACCACTGGTTCAATTAAATCTGTATCATTGTGTATATAATGTAAAAAATTACTGCCAATAAAACCTGCACCACCAGTGACTATGTACGTCATACGTAGTGTCCCCATGTGTGGTGTTCGACTCTATTATAATCATCTTCTAGTCTTACGATATCATCCTCAACACACTTACCTCGTTGCACTTCAATAATTGTGATGCCTGTTTTACCACCCATGATACGATGTCGTTGTTCAATTGGTATGAAGAATGTATCTCCAACCTTACAGTTAGTTTCAAGATTACCTTGTGTGATTACACCATCACCATTGACAACCACCCAATCTTCAGTCCTGTATCGATGAAACTGTAGTGAAATTCTCATGTCTGGTTCGACAAAGAGTTCCTTCACACAATAATTGTCTCCTCTTTGCAAGACCTTGAACCATCCCCATGGTCTAAACTCTTTCTCTTTCATCCAAGACCTCATTGATAAGTTGTTTTAGTTCCACCTTGAGTGCGTCTGATAACAAGTTGAGTTTATTGACCTTTAGTGGTGGTATGGCATCTCTCTGTGCTTGTATATCTGTAGGAGTGCCAGTCCCTACAGTCATCGCTTGTGTATCCATAATAATTCATTATCCTCATAGTATATAACCAATATAAAACTAAGTCAACCATCTGAACTGATCTCTTATCGCTTCGTTATCTATTTTTATACCACACATAAATTTATATCGGTCTTTCTCAGGAAAAATTTTTGATTGTATTTCTAATGGGTAGAGTGATGTAAATTTTTCTATTTGTTCTGCTAAATCGATATCTGTTTCTTTCTCTTGGTTGAACCATTGGTCAGGTTCAGATTCATATAGATGCCTATAGAGATTTATCTTATTATCATCTATCCATCTAATGTCTTGATAATTATTGAATACAGTTAGATAAACTTTATCTAATTTAGTATCAATTGTTACAACGCATTGACCTATAAGTTTTTTTGCTTCTCGATTTATTTCCCTCAGACTTATCTCTTGTCCTTGTACTGTGACGACATCATCCCTACCTAAAAATCTGTAAGAACCATCATCATTTCTCTCAAATAAATCACCAGTAAGATTTAACTTACCATCAATTATTTTTGCATCATACCATCCATCAGGATCAATAAACCTATCAACCTCAAAATTTTCATCACTCAGATTTTGTAAGAAAATAGGTCCGCTTGTTTCACTACTACCAAATAAACTTATAATATCTTTCATCTTCTTACCTAGATATTTTTTCCATGATCTATCCATCTTTTCTAAAGTATAAATGTTGAGTTGAGGAGTATCAGAAGGAGTACTCTTCAAAAATTTTTTTATATCACTTCTATATGGAAACTGTATGTGATCAATATTTTTCAAAAAGTTTTCTCCTTCTCTATAATTATATTTTTTGTACTCATAATGTATACACTCAACTTTATCAGCAAGTAATGATGGTAAGAAGAAGGTAGCAAAACTACTGCTATGATGAAAAATTTTAGTGGACATCACATTACCATAAAAATAATGTGAATTTCTTTTTCCTACACTGCAAATGAATGAGTGTGTATGTGATACTGCTTTGGGGGTACCAGTCGTACCACTACTGCAGGTCTTTACAAGAACACTATCCTCCGTAGCATTTATTGTATTATTGTAAGTGCAATCAAAATTTTCATCATACACAATTACTTTCTCTGCTATATCAGTATAATATTTGTGTTTATTAATATTTTCATTTCTCATTTTATACAAAGACATCTCGTCTAAGAAAATAAAATTAATAGGCATGACGCTTTTAGTTTTTGCATCAATATATTTTTTGTTCTGAAAGTGTAATAGATATGAAGTTTTGGTTATGTCGATTACACATGTAATCAAACCTAATTCAGAGGCAGCAAAGAATAAAGATACAGATCTTATCCCCCTTAGACTATTGTAAACTGTCTGACCTTTTTGTGCTTTATGGTGTTGAAATAAATTTTTGAATCTATCTATTTCTTGAGATAGATATTCAAAATCATATAGTGTATCTCTATCCCCAATACCACCATACTTTATGTTCTTATTGATTACCTCTCTCGTTATCAAGTTTGTCATAAAGTTTTTTTACATTAGAAAGTTCTTTTATCTCATGGTATATATTGTACACTTCTATAGGACCATCATCAGCATATGCATTAGGAAAAAAACCATGAATGGTGCTCTTACCTAGCATCTTTAACAACCTTACGTTTAGTGATAAGGCATGCTTGCAGTGCTGCCAATAACCAAACGAATGTTCTGCTAGATGATCTCTAGGTATTATGGTGGATGTTTTTGCTGTCATTGTCGAAGATCTCCAGACCTTTATCTGTAAGTACGTGGTTGTACATTTTCTCAAACACAGCAGGTGGCATAGTAACTATGTCAGCACCATTTGCAAATGATTGAGACACACTATTTACATACCTTATTGATGCAGATAGTATTCTAGTTCTATGTATAGCTTGAACTCTGAAAACATCATCAATCTTCTTGATGAGATCTAAACCAGCAATAGAATTATCATCCAATCTTCCAACAAAAGGTGACACATATGCTGCACCTGCTTTTGCTGATAGTATTGCTTGTGCTACGTCAAATATAAGAGTTACATTGACTCGTATAAGTTCTCTTGACAATTGTCTACATGCAATCAATCCATCATAAGTACATGGCACCTTGATGGTTGCACACTTACCAAACTTTGATGCTAATCTTCTTCCTTCAACAATCATATTAGATGAGTCACCCATGACTTCCATACTTATATCATCTATTCCTAAGTCTTTTAGTTCTTGATATACCTCTTCTGGATCTCTACCACTTTTCATTATGAGAGATGGATTAGTGGTGATGCCATCTATCAATCCAGTTGCATAATATTTTTTGATGACATCAGTCTCTGCTGTGTCTAAAAATATATTCATTGACATGATTATAGAAATTCAAAGTAGTTCAAGTTTAGCACACACCTTACTTTAGTGTCAACCTGAGACACTCCTCTGTGTTTGATGTCTGACGGAAACTTTACATACCTATTAGCAACACTCTTCACCTTGTCTCCTGTATCAAACTCTGTGTATCCATCATTAGTATTAACATAGTATATACCTGTGGTCATAGCAGAGCATGGTTTACCATTCATCTGCACGTCATAATGAAATCCACTGTATGTTCTCTGTGGTTTTATAGGTTCAAGATTGGCTTTGATTCTATGAAGAGATATAAAATTTATTTTATTCAAGAGTGGTATTAAGATATCAATCTTATTAGATGTTATGTGCCTTGCTGTACCAGTGAGAGAGTGAAAAGTATAGAAGAGGTGAGTGAACTGGTAATCACTATTGTCATCATTCTTTTTGTCAGACACCTTCCTATCATTGAACTTCCACTCACATAAACCATCCTTCAATAAAAAATTAGACAGTCTTTGGTGCTGATCTGGACTGAGAAAATTGTCTGTGACTTGTATCGGCATGTGCAATTTTACTTACGCTAAATAAGGCTAGCATACTATGGAATAAAAACCATGAAAAGAGTACTATTTCTCTTTACATTATTATCTATAGCGACTCCTGTGAGAGCAGATATAACACATAAATTGAGTAGTAGTATTCAATTACAAGTGAACGCTGCAGCAACACAGGTTGAAAGAATCGGGTCGTCGTTCTCGATAACTGGTAACGGTGTTGATACCACTGATGGTACAACAGCAAGTACAGTATCGGTTGGTACTATAACCTCAGGTGTATATGCACCTGGTACGATAGCAGCAACACAGGATGTGCCTGGTGCAGCGTTCAGCTTCACTCAGTCATACACCCAAGCAGATGCTGTTGCAACATCAGCACCGACAGTTGGAACTGTAGGAAACTTCAGTAATCAAACATCAACTGCTGCTGGTACTAAAGACACACTCGCTGGAACTATTACCAGTGCAGGGGTTATGACACTAACAGCTGGTGGAGCTGGCACCGTGGCGACAGGTCAGCATGTCACAGAACTTACCATAAAGTAATGTTATCTTATGATAAATGAAGAATACCCGTGCTCTTGTTGTCACTGTGCTCATTGCACTCACACCACAAAGTGTAAGTGCTGTGCCCGTTGTGCCGAATTTCACTCAGGGCTCGATGACTCAAACGACAGAGACCACTAGCACGGTAACAGAGACAATTAATTCGATGGACTATTCGACTGGCTGGACGTACTCGGTTAGTGGAACAAATGTCCAACACGATGGGACGAGCATCACACCTGATGTTGGCTCTGCCCAATCAAATACATTGAACGGAGTGACTTCATCATGGACTGGATTAGACGTAGGAAACAAACCAAATTGGACTATCACCACAACAGGCGATCCCTTCCAATTTACGGAACACTATGTAGCACCAGGTCTTCAGACTCATACGATAATAAATCGTTCTCAAACCATACAATCCGTCACCACATCAACAAGTATCTTCTCCCAATAGTAGCAGCATTCACATGCTCTCCTGTTATGGCGACTGATGTAGGTGGTGTATCAGCAACAGCAAACCCCGTTGCCAATTCTTCTGGCTCAGTCACCAACCAGGCAATTCAAGTTTTACAAGGTCCTTATATTACGAACACATACGGGGGCGGTGTTCAATGTCAAGGTCCTACCGCTAATTTTACTCCCTATGTCACAAGAACTGGAACTTGGCAAGATCCTTATGAATCATTCTATAATGATCCCGTATATAATAACGCTGACAATAATGATGACAATATCCCTGACTCTCCTGGTGAGATCCTTTATTATATCCCGACTCGCACAGGGCAGAAGAGTAACCAAAACATAAATTTAGGATTCTCTGCAACACTATCCTTCCCCCTAGACAAATCATTACAAAAACAATGTAAGGAAGCAGCAGCAGCACACATAGCAGCAGTGAATCAAGGGACTGCTAACAAGAGATTAGATTTTGAGATAGCAAGACTTAAGAATTGTGGTGAACTTATGAAGGCTGGTATTATGTTCCATCCCAAGTCACCATACTATAAAGTATGTGCTGACGTAGTATTAGTAAACCCACCTGGTGTGGTGGGTCAACATAAACATGAGATTCCTTTGAAACCTACAGGTGATGCTACTTCTTTACAGTCTTTTTCAATTGGAACTTCAAAGGAGGAAGACCCTTCTTAGCACGATAAGCATTAGCCTGTATCTCAGACTTAGATAACTCACGATGACTACCTAGTTTTTTCTGGACAGTGGTCGTGAGTTTTTTTATGGCAGGTTTTATAAGTCGTAATAAGAGTGGTGTTGCTGCTGCAGATGCTGTTGCAACCACAGCTATTGCTGCTGTGGTGCTGACTTGATTTGTGCTTGGTAAAAATTTCTCTGCTGCTGATGTATCCTCATATAATACAACACAAGTTGTACCTTGTAGTTCGTGACCTATAACTCTCTCGTCACCACTTGCAGTTAGGTCACCAATTCTAGGTTGATTTGGTGCTGGACATTCAGTTTCACCACCACCAAGGTCTCCTGTGTCTGGTGTTTCTGGTGTGCCAGGTGGATCGGGCGGAGGTGCCACCTCAGGTGCTGGTGTTTCTTTAGTTATAGTAAGTTGATCAGGTGTATAATCCATCGCATTATAACCAGCCATACCTGGTTCATCACAGAGAGTAACTACATCATCATCTTCTGCTAAACTTTTATTTTTTGTACCACCAATACCAGTTTTATTATTTTCATTTGCCTCTACACAACCTGGTATCTCAACAATAGGTTTACCTATAAATGTAGTTACAGGAACATAGGGAACTTGTGGGTGTATGATAGTTACATCAGCACCCCATATATTTGGTATGTTTACCTCTTTGACTCCCGTCTTAGGAATTACTATCTGTGGAATCGACATCTTTCACCTTGAATACTAATAGTTCATCACCATTTTGCACATCCTCCATTTCTGGATGCCTCCTACGTGGTGGTTTTCTTGCCTCTTGAAGTACAGCACCTGTCATTCTCCACATGAATGCAAAGGTCGCACCTACAACTGATGCAAAACAAATACCAAATATGAATATGGTTATGTCATTCATATCCCTCTTATATCTCTTAGTTCTTGGAAGTCTTTCTTCTTAGTGCCTCCATCATACTCCCATGCATATCCCTCGGTAATCATCTTTTCATTGAGAGATATGTCAGAAGAACCAACATATAACCAACCAAGAAGCCTCCCGTATTTACCCATACCACCTTTGAGTTCGGTTCTGATAGTAAGTTCATCATCGCCTTTGATTGCCCCATCTAAATGTTCTTTCATCCATGCTGTAGCATCAAGTCCTAATGCTTTCTCCTCTAGATCTCTTGTTCTTTTCTCAGGAGTATCGACACCAGCAATCCTAACTCTTTCTTTTTTCATCAAATCAAAACCAAGGTCTATAGTAACATCAATTGTGTCACCATCTACCACTCTATTGATCTTTACAACTCTAAAATTATAACAACTCTTTCGACTTGGTGGATTCATCTTCGCCATCGCTCATCTCCATGAATGACATACGAAGTATATAGTAGATGTACCACGATACTGCTAGTAGTAATATAACAAGCATCCAGATGACACCCCAAACGACCATTAGTCTTCTTTAATACAATATTCTGCTTTGTGTGGGGAGTTGAACCCAGTTAGATCTTCTTCTGCTTGTTTGATGGCATTGTATGCATCCTCTGCATACTCACATATTTCATGAAGTCCGTTGAAGTTATCGTGATAACCTACAGTGTAGTGGGACATGATTATAAATTCTAGTACTTTTATATATTATCACCTACCCCCTTCAGACACTAACTTTTTTTTGGATCGGACACAATGTTGAGTGGAGCTGATTCGATTCTTATAGTCTGGGCTGGTGCTGTCTGTGATGCTTTCTCTATGAGCACCTCCATATCTTTCTTGCTTATGTTAGCACCTGCACCACCATTCTTCTTGTTAGAACCTGCTTGGACACCGAACGTAGCTAAAACTCCAGTAAAGACCGAAGCTATGAAAGTCGGATCGATCTTCTGTTCCTGTTTGTAACCTGGTATTTCAACATAATTAAGAGTCAATATACTACCTGCCCAGATCATTACACCAAGACGAACAAATGTACTAAGTATAACTAATTGTTCTTCCTTATCCTCTGCTGCTTCCTTTATCTTACCTACAATACCTTTCTTTGGTTCTTTCTTTGCTGAGTCTGTCATAATTATAACATTGCTGACTTATATATCAAAGTATTTCCTTTAATACCCACTTATTAGATAAAACAGGGTTGCCAAACAAATCTAATTGTATATCATGTGCATCTATTTCAAGATCATCTTTATCCTTACGACAATGTAACCAGTAGTATGTACCATCCTCCCTTATGTAAAAGTAACTGGTGTTGTGTGAGTCAAGACAAAACACAGCATACAAGTGAGGATATTCTCTCTTGCGATTTGGATCTGGTTTGCATGACTTACCCATGTTCGCATACATGGGTGTCTTACCACTACCATGAGGGGTAGGTATGTCTCTCAGGACATGCCAATCATAACCTTTCATTGCCAATTGACCAAGGTATCGCAGTCTTGTTTTATCTTTTTATATCCATCTCTAGTTCTTGTCTTCACATTATATCTACCACCTAGACGATGCTCTACAATATCTTCATCAACAAATTTCCAATTAGTTTCTTTAGCATAAAAATCATAATAACCTAATCCTAAAAAGAAAAGGACATTTTTGCCTTTCTTTTTATAATCAATACACATCTTATTAAATTTAGTAGTGTAATTCATATTATAATGACTACAGTATGATGCGTCAACACCTCGTTTATTTGCAGTGAGTGCAAGAGCATATCCAAAAATACCTAAATTTTCCCAGAAACGTTTCAGCCTTGTTCTCTTGTGTCTTGGTTTGTTTTCAATCTTATCTTCTGTCAAAGCAAGAAGATATGGTGCCTCTAGCTGAGTATTGAATTGCTCTGGATTATTATGGTATTGATTCAGTATTTTATCCTCCCACTCAAAGTCTGATAAATTTTCATCTTGTGTTCTTTTGAGACCAGTGAGTTCATAACCACTGGTGAGCACAAGGTCTTTTTTAATTTGATGATGTTCAGGACCCCAGACATCAACATTGATGTAGAGTTGTCCTTTGATTGGAGACACATTTATTGCATCCTGTATGATATCTGATATGACATCACGAGTCGGATACTCATCTTGCTTGAAATTTCTGTGGTTTATTCTACGATCTAGAGGGTCAATCATTCAATTTTTTTATCTGTGCGAAGTTAGATTTTTGATTCTTCTTTATTTTTTTATACTGTTTCACCAACTTAGCAATCTCTGCTTTGTTGACTCTGAGTTTTGATTTGTCTTCTTCGTTCATTCCTTACATTGATAAGATCTTCTGGTGTATCTATACTGTAATGAGTATGGTAATTCAGAAATCTACATTTTACTTTCACACCAGCTTCTAACATTCTAAGTAATTCTAAATCTTCAATTGATTCAAAAAATGTTTTGTTTTTTAATTTTATATACTCTGATAACATTCTAATGTTATACTTATAGATACAAACTTGTTTGTAACCCACCTCACTATTCATATCTTTTGAACCAGGTATTCTAGACCTTGATGTATACATAAGTTCTTTTTTATTATTGAATACTATTTTTGGTATCTTAGGTGAATCTAATTCTTTGATATCTCTTATCGTTGTCACACCCATATCCACCGCATAGTTCGACTCCTCAGTTTTTTCAATAA